TATCCATTTAATATAATATCTTGCGTAAGTTCTATATCAAATAATCCTATTAAATTATTTGACATTTTACTTTGAATTAATTCTTTATCAATCATTTTTATATTATGAATTATTTTATGGTTCAAATTCTCCAGGATCTACAAACCCTATAGCTCCTGTAATATCTATATAGGTATTAGTGCCGGAGAATCCATTTGGTACAGTATATGAAATGTATGATGTAGCACTTGAGCCGTATTGGAGATCGGAAGTCCCGTCATAAAATTCGTCGTTTTGGTAAATGGCAAGGTTTGCAGATGAACCTTGACACAACGTTCCTTTAGTTCCTGCAGTTACATACACTTCAATAACATCATTATCCGTAACCATAATTGCTCCTGAAGTAGCTACTGAAGTTGGTCCTACTACTATAGAAGAATTTACGTATATTGTAAAGCTATCTCCAGTACATGTACTAGCACCATAACTGTAAGAAGCTGATATTGGCGTGATTGCGCTATATCCATAAAACTCAGTCATGCCGTCTGGAGAAGATTTTCCAGCTGCTAAAGACATACTTCGCAATGAAACATTACTAAGAGCTACTCCTAATTCTGTAGCAATTGATGAAAATCTAATTTCGCCACTACCTGTTAATGCCATCAACAATTTGTTTTAATTCGTCAATTTGTTTTTGTTGCGCTTTTATCGCTTCAAAAAGAACTGCTACAGTATTTTGGTATTTTACAGCTTTTGTTCCATCTTCATTAGTTACGACTAATTCAGGGAATGTAACTTCTAATTCTTGAGCTATAAATCCTATATTATCTTTTTCACCGCTATCTATACGGTCGTATAATACACCTCTTGATTGCAGTATTCTTTCTATAACATTTTCAATCGATCTTATATTTTCTTTTACAGATACATCTGAATAGGCAACGATATCTGCAGATGCATAAATTGAAGTTCCACTTACATTTGCATTTACATGTAACGGATATGATGGGCTTGTTTGATTAATACCTACTCTACCTACAGTTTCTAATGTATTTAATCTAGACGTAGATGCTGGATTTACATAATATGCTGTTGAATCTGAATCATAGAATATTGGTGCTCTAAAATCAGAAGTTGCATTACCAGTTCCAGTTACATCTAATACATGTGCTGGGCTTGTTGTTCCTTTTCCTATTGCTACACCTCCTCCGTTTGGGTTTAGTAGTATACCATATGGTGTACCATTAGCATCATTTCTTTGAACTTGATGCCAAACATCTCCACTATTTGAAACGCCAGAGTACATACCATACAAACCGTTTGATGCTAGTAAAGCTTGAGACCCTACTGTTCCTGATCCTAAGGTTGGGCCTGAACTAGGAGTTCCTGTTATATTTACAAATCCTACACTTGCCGCGGCGGTACTACCTGAAACTCGTAGCGTACCTGGAATAATTACACTTCCGGAACTAGCACCTAAAACTTCTCTTCCTGAGAATTTATATGAATATACTGGCATATTTTATTAATTAATTATTCCGTTAGTAAAAAGATCTTCACACCAATACATGATTTGACCTGTTTCTTTAATATTATTTTTATACAATTCTTTTAGCATTTCCATATCAGTTTGTATTGTGCTGTCTACAATATTCCAATAATCGAAATACATTACATCAAATTTCATTTCGTTTAATTGCTGATAATGTGTAAATACATCTCCTTGAATAATTGTTAATTTATTATTAACATCGTAATTTTTAATTATCGGTCCTATATTGTCGATAATATCTATACTGTTATCAATTACAGTAATGCTACTAATTTCGTCATCTTCTAATAATGGAAATAAAATCAATCCTAAGCCTAACCCAAAAACAATTACATCTCCTCTCGCAGTGTCAATAAAATTTTGATTTGTTAACTTTTCAAATAAATTGTTAGACATTACACATTGAACAGTATCATTTATTTTTGTCGATAGAAATATTGTATGGTCTTTTTCTAAATCAGAGCTACAGTTATAAAATGCTGCAACGCTACTATCTATAATATTGTCCGCAAATATATTTCGAATTACGTAATTTCCAAATTTAAAATTACTTGGAAATATTTCAGTTAAATCTTTATATTCTCTCATAGTTTATACATTTTCAATCCATGATGTTTCAGGCGCAAAATACATAGTATTATTATCTATGTCTGTGACATTACCCGCATCATTAAAGCAATATCCTATAATTCTAATTACTTCCCCTGATCCGGAAGGAGGCCAAGTTTGAAATTTTCCAGGTGTCGTTGATAAATATAATTTATCTCCGGGATGTACAATAGAAGCTGTTAGTTGTTGATAAGCACTTCCAGTATACCTAGCGATACCTCGTAAGCCTATTCCATATCCTGCTGAACCTAAAGAATTCGGTCTTATTCCATATACAAAATCATTAGTATATATTCCTAACATACCAGAACCAGAAGTTACATTTGCAGAAGCTTTTTCCCATTGTGCATAATCAGGATTAGGAGGACCAAATGGGCTAGTATATTTTAAAAAATATATTTCGCCTGGAATAAGACCAAATCCTGAACCTTCAGCGCCAATTCTTGTTTCTTCTCCCGAAAATTCGTTTATTTTACCTTCAGAAGGTAATGAAAACCCAATAGTACCTGATACATATAATTTACCTAACTGCTGTTGGGATGCCGTTCCAAATATACTACCGTCGACAGTTCCTACAGTTACTACACTTGCATGTTTAGTATTACCGTCATAATCTACAACAAGAGCAGGATAATATTCTTCGGCTATTACATCACTTCGACCGTCATATACTACTAGCGAATCAAAATTATCATATCCTAAAGGACTTTTTGAAGGATTTCTAATTCCATTGTTAATTTCTACTAAACCTAAACTAGAAGTATTTGCATATAAAGATTTCCAATAATTAAATTCAGTACCTAAATCAAATGTATCAGAAGTCATTGGATATATAGAACCGAAATGTTGCGTACCGGCATTTCCATTAGTAAAGAAACTATCTGAAAAATTTATAGAGTCTGTTCGTAGTCCTAGAGTTCTTGGATATTGCACTAATCGCAATTCAGATATAGCTACTAAATTAGTATTTGTTGTTGCAATTGTCCTTCCTAAAGTTGTCCGAACATCACTATGTTTCCAGGAAATAATAATTTTAAATTCATTATCTATATCATATGTTTGATCCTTACCAACTTTTACTAGAGCAGGAGTTAATGGTATGTTAAATATTTGCCAATCATCAGCTCCATATACATATCGCTTTTCTTTGATAATAACAACTCCGTTTTTATTTAAGATTTCACACTGAACATAGTACGTGTCATATACTGCAGTTGCTGACCATTTATCTACATTTGACGGGGCTGTACCTCCGTTCGAACCTGACTGCATTCTTATTGCGAATTGCAATCCTATAGGATTAGCATTCCATGTTTGGCCAATACCAGGCATGTATGCATATCCTAGCGAAGATGATGGAATTTGAATTAAACTACTAGTTATACTAAATGGGCTAGCACCAACTAAAGGCGATAAAAATATAATTTGATCGACAGGGCGCGCACATTGAAAGGTACCTCCTAAGAAGCTAGTTGTTACTTCGTTACCATATCCATTATATTCTGGCCCATAGGTAATACTATATTCACCAAATGATGTTGCCTCTTTCCAGTTTTTAAATTCCGGTGGCGGACCAGGATTAACATATATACTTTCCCATCCACCGTCACCGCCTAAATAGTTTGCAGCTGCAACATTATATCCAATACTTAGCGGGTTTTGTGCATTACTGTATCCTGAAGCTGCATTTTGTAAACTTAATGATGCTGTCCATCCAAAAATTCCATAATTAAATGTATTGCCTGTTGCAAATTTAGTTGCTAATGCTGCGACAGAACCTCCTGAAGCTCGGTTTCTTACAAACGAAGAAGTAAACCAAGATTCTAATAAAAATGAGTTGCTTCCTGTAAATTTTGAAAAAGCAGTTCCTGAACCTGTTATAACATTTCCAGTAATCGATACATTTTCAAAAACTCCATTTACTGCATTAACATCACCTGCCATTTCAACATCTCCGGTAGGACTTAAATGGAAATTTGAAGATGATATTTCAATATTACCGCCGGAACCTGATATGTATTGAGCGTTACTACCTAAAAAGAAATTAGGTGTTAGTAAATTAATATTCGAACCTGATATTGTAGCAGTATCTGAAATTTTTAATATAAATGCGTCGTTACCAAATGACATTTGATTGTCATTATCCTTTTTAAATAAAAATTCACCAGATGAACTTATATACGCATTCCATGCACTACCTGAATAATATCCTAAATAATTTTGTGATAAATATAGTCCTGCACCAGCGTTTGGTGTATTGTTTGGTTTAACTATTAAATTATTAGAATCTGTTACAATTCTATCAATTGCAATTGCTGCTGATGATGAAGCAGCCGCAGCAGATGACGAAGCAGCTAATATCGATGAATTCAGTGATGATGACACTGAGATTATCGTTGAAGTCAGTGATGATGATACTGAAGATATTGTCGAAGTCAGTGACGACGAAACCGATGAAACCGATGATGATATCGATGAATTAAGCGATGATGAAACTGTCGATATTGTCGAAGTCAGTGATGATGATACTGAAGATACCGATGATGATATCGATGAATTCAGTGATGATGATACTGAGGTTATTGTCGAAGTTAATGATGATGAAACTGATGATACTGACGATGATATTGAAGATGAAACTGACAATATTGACGAGTTCAGTGATGCCGACACTGACGACACTGATGATGATATCGATGATGACACTGACGATATCGATGAATTTAATGACGACGATACTGAGGTTATTGTTGAAGTTAACGATGACGAAACTGACGATACTGATGATGATATTGATGATGATACTGATGATATCGATGAATTTAATGACGACGATACTGTCGATATCGTTGAATTAAATGATGACGATACGGATGAAACTGATGAGTTCAGCGACGATGACACTGATGATATTGTCGAATTAATTGATGATGATAATGAGCTAGTTGCTGTACCAATTGACGATGTAACAAATGCAGGTGTGGCAAATCCAGTACCAGATGAAATATTAATATTACCTGTCAGACTGACTTCGCCATTGGCATTCAAATGAAAATTCGAAGATGATATTTCAATATTACCATTTGCTCCAGATATAAACTGACTTGTACTACCTAAAAAGAATTGATCTGTCCTTACATCTAATAAACCTGAACCAGAAGTTGTATATTTGAAATATGATGATGTGTTTGCAAATAATTCAAGACCTACTCCGGTATATTGCTCAGACGCATTTAATAATGGCTGAACAGAACCTGAGTAAATTACAAATCCTCCTTTTCCGCCTGGTGCACTAGCTTTTTGAAATCCTTCATATCCTATACTGCGAATCATCGCAGCACTGTTTTTTCCTGAAATATGTACTCCCGTACCTGTCGCACCTGCAACGTAAAGTGAGCCAGTAATTAAATTATCATCACCTCCTATGTATGTATTTCCTCCTTGAAATAAAACATCTCTATATTCAAGTACTTGTTTTGAAATATAACCAGATGAATTAATAAATTCAAATTTAAAGTCAAACCTATCATTTCTATGTATAGTTGGTAATGCAAAAGAAGCAGTTACTACATTTGCAGTAAATCCAAATTCATCTGCTAAATCAGATATATCCGTTTCATTAGAAAAAATGTATTCTTGTACACCTGCAGATTTATAGTAAGATCTAATTTTAGCAATTTCTCCTGCCTGAGGCTGTAATCCTGAAAATTGAACAACTGCTACGTTATGTGTGTTTTCGGTAGACTGAGAAGCTAGCGAAGCTGATTGTTCATATACAACATCCATGGTATTAATTACTCCATATTGTACGATATGTTGCTCTGAACTATTATTTACTGAAAATATAATCGGATCAGCTAAATATGCTATTCCACTTCCTGAATATGTTAATATACTTGAAGTGAACTCCGCAGTTGTATAAATTTCTTCATCAGTTCGTTGATTAGAATCTGCAATATCTCCGTAATATATTGTTAATCTAGTATTAGTAGCAGTAGATGGAAATGCAGGGAATGATAATGAACTTGTATATAAAGTCGCTTCTCCGTTTCTATAAATATATGAAACATTGCTCCAAGTGTCTGTTTCCGTTCTAGTATTACTTGGGTATCCTAAATTAGTATATGAACCTGTTGTTGCAGTAATAGTAACTATAGGCAATTCGTCAAATATTATTTCGTCTACATTTCGTTTTGAAATGTCAATGTAAACTGGCGTTGACCATCTTACGTTGATTTCAGAGGCATCTAATATTTGACCTTCAGAAGATTGATTTGCTTGACCGCAAATTGTAATAGACCCGTTACCAGGAACTGTATCTTCATTAATGTAAACTGAGATAATAGCAGATTGCTCTTGAGACTCTAAATCTAATCCAACTTCATAATAAACTGGAAGTCCATTTGCATCTAAAACTTCAATATATAACGGAGAATTTTCAGGAAATAAAGATGCATTTCCTTTAAATTTAAAAATATTAATACCCGCAGTAAATTCTCCTGGTAAATTAGTTATTCTAAAGTAGTCAGGAGAATTTGCTGTTGTATCGTCTATTAATACATTAAGGTCGCTAAGGCCTTGATATATAACTTCGTTTTTAGCCATTTTGTAGATATCTATTTAAAATAAATATCTAAAATAGTTAATTGTAAGATATTTTTGAGCTTCCGTTTGTTTTAGTAATTTCAATTAATTTGTCTACTACATCTCTCATAGAATCAATATGTGATATTACTAACATAAATGAGAATTGAGTTTTTAAATAATCGAATAAATTGAACATTGAGTTTAAATTATCAGAATCTAAAACTCCGAATCCTTCATCAATAGCTAGGAAATTTGGTCTAGGTAACGAAGATACATTTATCAATGCAGTTCTAATTGCTAATGAAGAAACAAACTTTTCCATTCCAGAAGTTAATTCAATTGGCCAGAAGTTGTCTTCATCATATACAATATAACAATTAATATTTTTACCATCCATTTCAAGCATCAAACTAAATTCAACTAATTGACTTAAAATATTATTTATTTCTTGCTCGATGTATGGAACTGCTGAAGTAATTAAATCATAAGGTATTCCGTCTCTATTAACAGCCTCTAAATAGTATTGATAAAATTTATACTGTTGCGCTAAGTCTTTTAATTTAGCAATAGACTCTTCAGCTTTCTCTTTTAATTTTTCAGACAGTAATAATTTTGAATGACACGTTAAAATATCATCATTAAGTATACTTAATTCATCTTTTAAATCAGATACTTTTTTGTTTAAAGAATCTATCTGACCATTTATAGTCATGTTTTCTTTGATAACTGCCTCTTGTTTAAAATATTCAGCAATTTTAGTCTCAACTTCACTTAATCTAGAAACTCCTTGATGATGTTTAGATTCAATTTGATGTAACTCAGATTCAATTGACGATTTTAACGATTCCTTTTTATGAATATCTTGGTTTAATTTATTATAATCTTCTTTTTCTTGTATAGAAGGTTTTAGCTGAGCTATTTTATCTTTAATACCTTGCAAATCATTTATAATAGCTTGAGCATGTTTTTTATCTTCTTCAATTGAGGCTTTCGTAGCAATTGCATCTTTAACAAAAACATTATCCATACAAAACGAACAATTTTCATCATATTTCAAATCGTCAAGTTTCTTCATTTTGTCTAACTTATAGCTAACTTCAGCCTTAAGTTTTTCTACATTTCCATGAAGATTTTTTTCTGTGTTATGTAATCCATCTAAAACATCAATTCGAGCTTGAATTTTAGAGATATTAAACAACTTTATACTTTCTCGCAACTCACTTAATGACTCTTTACACTCACTTAATTCAGATTGCTTTTTCATAGCATCTTTTTCTAATTGAGTTAGAAATGAAGTAGCTTGAAATTTCAAATCATCTAACCTGTCTTTATTTGCAATTGAAGTATCGACAGGAACTAATTTAGAAGTTAAAGATAAAATTTCTTGATTTAATGTATCTATTTTATCTTCTAATTCACTTTTATCAATTTGATAATCTTTATGCTCTTTTGCATATGCCTCAATGTCATTAACAGCCTGTGCTAGCTGCGAACCAAAGTCTTGACGCTGATATTCCTTTACTAAAGTCGCAACTTCTTTAATGTCATCGTTAGCAATTCTATATAAATCTTCAAAGATATTAATATCTAAAAATTGAGCTAACAAATCTTTTCTATCTTTCTGAGCCATATCAATAAACCCTGAATTGTTATTTTGTACTGATAATGCAGTTAATACAAAATCTTCGTAAGTACCTAATAAGCCTCTGATGTGGTCGTTAGTTTCACTTCGTTCTTTTCCGTTTAATGAAGTTATTTGACCTAAATCATCTACAGAATAAAAATTAACATCGACTCTAACATGGTTACCCCTTCCTCTTGTTCCTACTTTTTCAATAAAGTAATTTTTACCATCTAATTCAAAATTGAACTTACATGTAAATGAAGCAGCTCTATTATTTAATACAGCAACTGCCTTTGAAGTTCTTCCACATTTGTCAAATATACAATATGTAATAGCATCTAATAATGTAGACTTTCCAGCAGCGTTTGGAGCAAATAATCCATACACTCCTTTCATGTTAGTAAAATCTATAGAGTTGTTTTTTCCATAACTAAACATATTAGCAAACTCAAAGCTTTTAGGAATCCAAGATACATTACGATTTATTTCTAATGTAGGCAATCCTGAATTTACAGTTCTATTAACATGACGAACTCCGTCTAAAACATCATCTTCTAAAGTAAATTTATTTTCTAAATATTTAGTAATTAACGCATTTTGATATTCAACATCTCTTACGTCGCCAATATTAATTTTTTGTACTCTAGTTTTGTTTTGAGTTAAATCATTAATTTTTTGTACTGTATATTCTTCAATATTAAATTTAGATTTTATACTTCCTATTATAGATTTCAAATCGGCAGGCTCTGTGTTTTGAGACTTAATTCTTAATCTGATAGATTTATCGGATAATGAATTTGGAATTGGGTCGTATTTACTGTCATTAACTTCTAAAGTATAATAACAAATATCATTGTCAATTTCTATAAATTCTGCTTGAGATGTATTTGTATCCCAAACTAACATTCCGTGAATTAAAGCTTCTGCATAATTTTGTTGAATAAGTGACCCTGGATATGCAATAGTTTTTTCTTCGTTTAAGAATTGATTAGGTTTGTGTATATCTCCTAAAAGTGTTAAATTATACCCTTTAAATGTATCAATATCAACGTGGTCATTTACCAATCTAAAACCTATATCAGTTAAAGCATTATTTACTGCTCCATGATGTAGTGCAATTTTATAATCGCCTTCAAATTCATCTGCTTTAATAAAATCTTTAGGTTTATCAAATACTGACATTACTGTAAAATGTTTATCAGCTAATTTATAGACTCCTGACTCTTTTAAATAATATAAATTTGGATGATTTAGTGCATTTACAATAGGAGTAAGCGCATCTAATCTAGATTTATTATTTAAGTTACAGTCGTGATTTCCTGTAATTAATATTGTAGGTCCTAAATCAGCAAACATCTTAAGAAACTCTTGAACTGACTGAACTAGTTCAGGTGTCATATCTGTTTTTGCATGCACAATATCTCCTCCTAAAAAGATAATATCATTTGGTCCTATGGTCTTTTTAATTTCGTCTACAGTTCTATTAAATACTGTAGTGTATTCTTCATGTCGTTTAAGATTTCTAATGTGTATATCAGCTATGTGATATATTTTATCTATCTTATCTATGCTAGTAACTAAATTTTCTATATACATTTATCCGAATAATTTATATTCAATGAATTTTTCAAAGGTTAAAGGCGGTGTCTGTTTTATTAAACTACACATTTTTTCAAATCCTATTTCAGCAGGATCTTTTTCTTGCAAATCTACAAAATAAACTTGAACTCCATTATTCATGAAATATTCTGCATGCTGCAATGCTTGTTTTTGGGCATCTTTATCTAAACAAATATACAATTGACTTACTTTATTTTCAATAATTTTCTTACGTAAGTCTTCTGATATTGTCTTTCCAAATAATGGTATTGCATTTCTTCTAACTGCAATTGCATCAAATGAGCCTTCTACTAAAACTAAAGGAAGTGCCCAATTTATAAATAATTCAAATCCAACACAATCTTTAGATACGTCTGGATTCTTATGTTTAAAGTCTACATCATAATAAGCTCTTCCTACAAAATAATTTAATTTACCTTCAGTATCGTAAGAAGGAATAATTATCTTTTTAGCATATTCTCCAGTCTCACAATACCCAATACCATACTTTACTATTTCAGAAAGAGTTATTTTTCTTTTAGCTCTTAAATAATGTATAGCATTTTTATACTCTGTTGTCTCGGAATGTTTATATAAAGGAATATACTCTTTAGGCAGGTCTAGAGGTACCGTAGATGCTGTATAAGCGGAGTTCGTAGATGAGCTATATTTGGGTTGGGTGTTAAGTAGCTTATACAATTCTGCTATCCTATCACGACTCACATTTAGCGCTTTAAACAGTGTAGATATCTTTTTACCAGACTTATTACAAACCCAACAATGCCATGGATTTTCTCCTTTGTCATTAGTCACCGTTTGCACTTCTAATTTTTTTCTAGTAGAGTGACAAAACGGGCAAGAGTGAGCTTGGTTACCTTTATTAGTAACTTTACCCTTTCCTAAGACCGAATCTATTAAATGAATTAACTTTGTATTTACCATCAAGACTAATATATAATAATCTTTCGCAAAATCAAAATTAAATTAACCAATCATCTGGAATTTCTTTATCTGCGAATTTAAACCCATGTTTAATGCACCAATCGGCATAAGTAGTTTTTGAAGCTTTGGATATTTTAGTTTTAGAATTTTGAAATAAAAACCTAATATCTAAATTTGGATTCTGTGCTTTGATAAGTAAATGCTTCTTTCTATCGTCAGTTAAGAACCTACCCTTTGTTTCAACAAAAATGCCATTTGGCAATTTAAAGTCGGGATGATATTTGTGATGTGTTTCAGGTTTAGTATATTGAATAATATGCTTTTCATATTCTCCGTCTATACCCCTAGATTTCAAAGATTCGTCAATAGTCATTTCTAAACCACTTCTGAATCCATATTTTGCTGCCACAGCTTTAACGCTGTATGGTGCTCTTTTTTTTGCCATAACATTTATTTAATTACATATCAAACTTAACAATTAAGTTAAGGTCAACATCGTCTCGTTTGTGAATTGGAGTTCCTAATTTTCCTATTGCTAATAATCTTCCATATTTGTCATATAATCCTACTGTCGTTATATAAGGAGCAAAATGTTGGTTAGCTACAAAATCTTTTGGAACTTCAGAATTTTCATCATTATTTTGTCGTATAGTAGAATTAGAAGTAAAGTTAAATTCATCCTCTTTTGCTCTACATATATATTCATGTTCATATAAAGTAACCGTTGAATTATATTCAAAATAAAAATCTTGTATACACCCTGGTTGTTGTTCCAATGTCTTATAATTATATAAAGCATCATTGAATAATCTAAATGATCCTGAAGTATATTTAGTTCTAGGATCTGAAAGAACTACCATACCATGTTCATAAAATACATTACCAACTGCATTTGTATTAGTAGTCATTAAATTTAAAGAATTCATAGATGATAATTGATTAATTTCAGATTGATTTAATCCTTTACTAAACATTATAACTTCATCGATAGAACCGTTAAATCCTTCACTTGTATAACCATTATTTGTTAATCCAGATGATCCTATAAATATATCAGCTTCATTGTGAAAGTTTTCATTAGGTATTAATTCTGCACTTTGTAAAGTTCCATTAACATACAACTCAAATGCAGACCCCGTTTTTTGTAACAAAATATGATTAACAGTATATGGAGGTAATTCGCTGATTATAGAAGTTGTTGTTGACCCGTCTGATGTTCTACATTCTAATGTAGTACCGTTTAATATTCTAATATCATATGGATATTGACTTATAGGTAAATTATAATCAACTAATTGATTTACTCCTTTTCTAGTAGTTATATTTTTCTTAGCAGTAGTACGTTTAGTTAATATACTAGACGTAGCAGGAGCTCCGATAGTACTATCATGTCCAACCCACATTCCAATTGCAAAATCTTCACTTCTTTTAAAATTTAAAGTATCGTTATTTGGAATTCGTATATATGAACCTGAATTAAATAATACTGTATTTCCATAAGGGTATGCAGCTGTTTTACCTATAACTCCATAACCTTTGTCTGCAGGTACAATTAGAATATTATGACCTGTAACTTCTAAATCCTGAATAGTAGTGTCATTTTGAATTGATCCAGTTGCGTATGTCGTTCTATACCACCATTGAATTGTTGGATTTGCTTCCCAAAATGGAGAATATGTCATTGCGTTAAATCCTAAATATAACAATTCATTAGATATAGAACTACTTAATTCAGTGTCAATTAAATTTCCCTTTCCGTCATCTACAAATGACATTGATGTATTAGACACATTATTATAGAAATTTAAAATAACAGACCCAGGTTGAATTGACTCTCCAAATTTTGATTGTGGTATTGAAATCACAGAAGCTTCGTCAAATATAGTTCTTTCTATTGCTGCTGGATCTGAATATCCAAATGTTTCAAACGGCCTTCCTGCTCTTTTATAATATAAATGATTTAAGCTATACCAAACCATTGAAGCCTCTGAATCTAAAGTAGTATTAATTAATAGCGATGCTGAATCAGCTTGAGTTTGCCATGAATCTAACGTAACTTTATTTCCAGAATAAGTTGCAGGATTAGGTTTAATAGCTGCTAGCCTTCTAATACCATCAATTTCTAAAGATGCTGTAGTAGTATAACTCCAAGATCTGTATACCTTGAATGGCGTGATCGATTTATCTTGATCATTTATTTTTTTGAATACTCCTGGTTTTCCCATATATAGTAAAATAGACTCTTTAATATAAATATCAAAGAGTCTACTTAATGGTATATTTTATAAAATTTTAGAAATCTAGTCTAACTTTTATTAAAGATTCTTTTGAGAATGACTTTTGAATTGGCTGAGATAGCTTACCTACTGCTAGCAATTCTTGTCTGTCATTATACATACCTACTGTAGTGATATACACTGTAGGGTCGTTTAAGAATGTCGGTTGTGAAAATTCTCCTTCTGAACCGGTTACATATGTAGGATTATTTGAGAAATTATATTCCGTATTTTTTACACGAACAAAATAATGAGCTGATGTTCTAACTATCGAATTTCTCGATTGGAAAGAATAATTAACTTGGTCGGTAGCGAATGCACCAGATATTGATGTTAATAACTTCCAAGCATTATCTCCAGCAACATTTGAACCTGTTACGGTATTAAATGAAGCTGAAGTATTTAACTTTTCGCCATCTAAAATAATAATACCCATATCTGGATACATTAAACCATAATAATGAGGTGCGTTTGGATTATGAATACCTGCTGTAATAGAACCTGAAACGACATTAACTACTCTACCTACAGTGGTTACATTGTCTTGAGTTGTGTCTCCTGAATCGTCGATTAAAGAAATAAAGCTTGGGTTTACTGCTAACTTAACATTTGAACCAGTATGTACATTATTTGCAACTGCCGAACCTGAAAGTTGTGCTAATGTTAATTGCCAGTTACCTGGATCTACTTTTTCTAAAATTCTAGCTCGATTAAAGTTAATTGCATATATCGAATCTGTTGAAGTACCATCTTTAAAAGTAAATTGAGTATCTTCAGGGTTTAGTAATAACAATCTATATTGAGAATATACAGCTCTTGATGGCGAATCATTTAATGTACCAGCAGCTGAAGATCCGGACCCTCTTCTATGTCCATAAGCAATTGAGAATTGTGGTTCAGCATCTGCACTTGTAGCAGGATTTTTATTCCAAGCCTCGTAATAATATTGTTTAGACGCTGCACTTTGAATTGATCCTGTATATAATACAGACATTGTAGCTTGATTTGTAGAGACACCATTAGTAGTGTTTGAAAATAAACCAGTCGTTAAAAATACTTTTTGATTTTCGACTATATCATTAATAGGTTCAAATCTAGTAAATATTCTACCTCCAACTGTCGGGTTACCTTGATCTACTAATTGCTTAACTATATCATTAGCTAATGTCGAAGCGGCCGCATCAATTTGTGTTTGAATTGGCGTTGGAGTAGGATCTGCAGGAGGTGTTCTAACCGGTACTTCAACTAAGACTGGTGCTGGTATTGGGTTAGCTGGTGTAGGCTCAGGCTGAATTATCACAGGCTCTGTTCGTATTGGCCTAGGAGGAGTTATTAATGCTCCTGTGCTAACTCCACTACCAATTGCTCCGTTAGTAAAAGAAGGAAGGCCTAGACCCCCTCCGAAGCCACCGCCTCCGCCTCCGCCACCGAAATTTGGAAAATTAAATCCTCCGAAGTCATTGAAGCCACGGCCACCGCCAAATCCTCCGCCGAATTGATTATCGTTGAATCCTCCTCCGTAATTATTTCCAGAATCGAATGAATTATCTATGAACCTTATCATATTGATATTGTATTAATTAATTGTTATTAGAAATCCAATTTAACCTTTATTAAGGTTTCAATTGAAAATGATTTTTGTATTGGTTGGGACAATTTAGCAACTGCTAACAGCTCTTGTCTATCGTTATACATACCAATTGTTGTTAAATATGTTTTAGGATCTCCAATAAACGTTGGCTGAGAAAATTCTCCTACAGATCCAGTTATAAACGTTGGGTTATTTGAAAAGTTATATTCTCCATTTTTTACACGAACAAAATAATGAGTTGATGTAATAGTTTCAATATTCCTAGCCTGCATCGAGTAATTAACACTTGATGCCATGGCTCCTGAAATTGAAGTAAATAACTTCCATGCATTATCACCTGCTATATTTGAACCTGATACTGTATTAAATGAAGCTGACGCATTTAGTATAGCATCATTAAGAATAACTACACCTAAGCTAGGATACATCAATCCATAATATTTAGGAGCTGACGGGTTGAAAATTCCGTTTGTCAATGATCCTGATACTATATTATAAACATTTCCGGTACCCAGAGTACCTGTATTAAATACATCTCCTGAATCGTCAATTAATGTAATAAAATTAGGATTATCTGCTAGCTTAACATTTGATCCTGTGTGCGATGCGTTTGGAACTGCTGAACCAGATAATTGAGCTAATGTCAATTGCCAGTTACCTGGGTCTAATTTATCTTTTAATCTAGCTCTGTTATAATTAATAGCGTATATAGAATCTGAAGATGTACCATCACCAAAGGTAAATGTAGTATCTCCTGGATTCAATAGCAACAATCTATATTGAGAATATACTGCTCTAGAAGGAGAGTCGTTTAATGTACCCGCTGCTGACGAACCTGAGCCTTTTCTATTTCCATATGCTACAGAAAATTGTGCTTCTGATGTCGCTGCTGCTCCATTCCAAGCTTCGTAATAATATTGTTTAGAAGTTGTTGATTGAGCTGATGATGTAAACGCGGCTGACATTGTAGCTGCATTATTAGTAAATAATCCTGCAGTTACTTGAACTTGTTGATTTTCTAATATGTCAGATACTGGCTCAAATCTAGTAAATACTCTTCCAGATGCTGCTTGTTGAGTTTGGTTTCTAATTTGCTTAACAAATTCATTAGCTAATGATCGAGCTTTTAATTCAATCGTTTCTTCCATCATTGCTGATGACGCAGCTGCGGCAGGATTAGGTACTGGTATACCGCTATCATTAACGAATCCTCCATCAGGCACTGCTGCAGCCTCTTGTGCAGTAACAATTGTAAATGCAACATTAAATGATGGGTTTAGTTTTGCATATGTATCATATGCAAGTTGACTATTAAATATTAATTTTCTACCGTTTTGTATTAACCAAACTGCATCAGTCTGTGCCGTTTTAATCGCTTGGCCTTCGAACTTTGCAGCTATATTAGCTTGCATCATATCGGTTTTCGTTCCTATAGCCATACTAGTATTTTATTTTATTAAAAATTGTTATCTTATCTAGCATTAGTAATCGGAGTACCCGTTGAAGTTGCTAATGATGTTTTCTTAACTGTTACTGTTACTGTCGTTCTTCCTCCTGTTTCGTTTCCAATAATTGTTACCGTAGCACTTACATCTGAAACCAATTGTTGCTTTGCAATAATATTAAAGCTAAATCCAACTGCTGATACTGAAGTCGCAGCTTCTGCATCCCCAATAAATCTAGGAACGGTTGGGCTAACACCTGCTAATACTGGACTAACAACTTGTAATGAACATACATCTGAATTAGATAAAATTGCAGTATATCCTAAAGTTGCGTTACCTGAAGTAAAGTTTGTTGTTGTTGGAACAATTGTAAATACTTGACCTGGAGAGGTAAGAGTTGCTGTCGTTTGTGATACAGAGATAACTGGTATTCTCGCAGTTTTCTTTGGTAATGTTACCAATTTATAACGCATAATATTAGACTCATCAGCTGTCGCTTCTACCAATGGCATATTTTCAATGATGATTCCATAATAGTTAGTTCCTAATGGATGTGCAGGGTTCCACAAATCATAATCAATTTCGTCATCAGCTAATGCAAATTGAGTAATTTTAAATTCGTCTTTACCACGAGCTAGCAATTCTCTACCCTTCTTTGTTAAGATTGCGTCAACAGTGATTGTGCTATTATTTAAGTATCCCATAATATATAATTTCTTTTAAATAAATATGTAATGTTTAAAAATCTAAGTTTTTATTTTAAATTGATTTCTTTTTGATTCCTGTAGTTGCTTCATTTATAGTCGTCAATTGACCGTTTGCAAATACAATTTTATTTGGATTAACTTTAGTTACTTTAACTACTGGACCTCCGTCGACAGTTTGTGCTGAATTTACATTTACAGCCGTAGCAGAAAGTTTACATCCTGCATATCTAGCGTTTCTCCAACCTGCTGAAGTTTCTCTATTGACATCTGCAAATGAATAACTAGATGAGTATGGCAGTTGAGCTGATGCTGAAGCGGGACTGCTATAAAATAAATTTATTTTTTGTAAAGTCGTAGATTCTCTAGAACTAGAAACTTGTCTTTGTATTGGCGCATATGAACCTGACTGAGTTAATTTATAAATTCCGATATATCTATTTTGAATCCATGAATTACCTGTTTTATTAACAGTATCTATTTTAGTTAATACAGTCCCATCTTTTGATTTAATAACACTTGAATCTTCTAATGAAGGATTTGTACTTTCTAAATCTCCTTGTTTATTAGCATCATAGATTATAGAAGTATCTAATGAAATTCCAGATAAATACCCTTCCCCTAAATTATCATAGTCAATATTAGGTTGAATTTGAATATAATTTAGCATAGCCTGCTTTTCAGCATCATAATCAATATTGGTATTTATTTGAACTCCGTCTAATTCTGCTTGTTTGTCAGCATCGAAATCAATATTAGGAGGTAATATTGTCTCTTCAACAGCACCTTCTAAATCTTCATACTCCATTCCTAATGGAAGATCGAATTGAGCGATAACTGTCTCATTAGTTAAATCTTCTATAGTAGGTTTTCTATTTAATCTTACTCTACTTCGTTCTAAAACATTTGGTTCTACTACTAATCCTACTATTGCATTTGATCTTTGAGGAAGTAATTTTTTAATATACTTAAACAAAGTGAAATCATAAATTTCTAAAGCTCGGAAATAAGCTTCAAAATCATTTCGATTTTCATATTTTAACCAATAATTTTTAGCAAAAGAAGTTAGTGCAGAATAAGACTCATTATAAGTATCTCCAGGATCTCCAATATAATCGTCAATTTCAAAATATCCTAACTGATTAAATATATCTTCATTAATTGCAGTTTGAGGAGAAAAATAAACTCCAACTCTATTTGAATCAATTGAATATCTATCAAATGAAGATTTTTCTACCCTTGTTTTAGTATTTAATCTTTTATTTCTATCTAATGAAGAAGATTCTATTCTTACTTTATTTGTATATAAACTTGAACCTCCTAGCGAAGGAGATGGTGTATAATAAGTTTCTTCAAATCCTTCTAAAACAAAATTATCAACACTTGTAACGCTTAAATATGTAGAAGAGGCGGACCCACTTACATTAATTGTTTGATTAGGATGTGCTGAATATTGCCTATTAGTATTGTTTACATCAAATTCAGAATTATTTAATGGATATCTAGCTAATAAATGACTGTACGGTTTTAATGCTTCTTCACCTGTTGCTCTAACACTTCTATTAACATCATATGTATAAGATGCTGGAGATTGAGTATGCTCTATTAAAGTATCGTCATTTAATGAACCTGACCATAAACGAAGTTCGTGAATATGACCTTTGAATATAAATGCTGGAGCTGTAGCAGGTATTGAAGCAGCAGCTCCGAATTTTACATCAGTCGTGCTTGTAAATAAATTAGATGCATATGTACCGGCAGATCCAGAATTAATATATATAGATTTTCCATAAAGTGATTTTGCAACCTTTAATATAGTATCAGTGGAACTGACTTTGTCTTCTAGAGTTACAGTGTGCCAGCTATTATCAAATATTTCTAAATTTCCAACTTCAGTATCACTAGCATTAGATACATCTCTAAATATAATTTTACCTAAATTATTATAGGTATTTTCTCTAGTTAATAATAATTGCCAATTAGGAGAACCTAAATTAACTCCTTCCGCAATTAAATAATTTTCTCCGTAATTATATGTAAAATTATTATCAGTTTTAAATCTAAATTCTAATGTATCAGGAGCAGAAGACGCCCCTTCTAAATTATTTACATTATGTATAGAAACTGAAGATATGCCTTCTGCTAACCAAGCTTTATGATACACATCGTGCACATATTCCGGAAAATGATCATTATCTGTGAATGTAGAAGGCCCTCCATATTCTTTAATGGTTAATACGGATTGCGGTATACCAAAACAAGTTACTAACGCTTTAATTGCTCTAGATGTTCCTTTTGTTTTTAAAATGTAAGGTAAATTATTTACAATTCTTCTCCAAACTTCTTTAGTATTAGATTCGTCAGATAACGTACTAATTAATGGAATAGCATCTGAATTAATAGTACCGTCAGAATTTGTACCTAATGAGTATTTCCATAATTCAGAAGATGACTTTCCGTTTAATAAACTGAATCCCATTGAGTCAGCAACGTGATAAAGTAAATCGTCGGGCATACCATCTTTAGGATGCTCTTCCCTATATTTTATAGAAGTTAAATTGTTAATGTAAGTCCATAAAATATCAAAGTGCTGTGATATCATGTTTACGAACAATGCATAATCTTCACCGTCGGATGAATTTTGAATTTGCATCGGTACTGTATTTGTCAGAGCATGCACATTGAATTTATCATAAATTTCTGCTTGCTCTAACAAATCGTAATAATATGCCTGACCAGATATACTTTGAATTGGATATAAATCTGCAAAATAACTATAAGGATCATATCCAGATTGATAAGTGTTCCATGTAGTAGCGGCTTTGTCCCAATATTCATAAGCTGTTGCCCATGTATATGTTGTACCAGTTAATCCTTTTTTAGGCCATGGATTAATAGAACCTGATGTATTATCTACATGCGAATATAGCGCACTTCCGGTGTTTTCAAAGAATAAATATTTTTCAAAATCATCAAATCCTGAAACTATTTTGTTTCGCTTATTATATGTATCTTGAATATTAATGTTAACTGTCGTAGAATCTGTTACTGCAGATAATGTAGTTAGCTGGCTTGTAAAATATTCAATTAATTCTAATTTATATTTGAAATTTTTGACTCTTTCTACTGCTGAACCATAATGTACAAAATTAGAAAAATCTCTATAATTTATATTTAATTTAATTCCTGATAATGAACCTGAAAAATAATTGTCTATTAATTGCTGAGAAGTAGACATATTCTCAGATAATAAATCATTCCAAGATTTAAAATTAGTAGCAATAGATGCTCCGTCAGTTCCTTCTAATTCAAAATTAGGAGCGGCTAATGTATTAACTGGGTCTCCAATATGTTTAGGTACAATCGATACAGACTCTACTATTGGAACTATAATTTCTTCAGAGAACCAAATTTTTGATTTTTCTCCGTGCTTAGAAGGTAGCGGGGCGTAAAGTTTTACAATTATCTCAGGTATGTCTGAATCTATATCAAATCTTAGATTAATAACTTGATAAGTTTCATTAAATCCAAAGTTAATAACGAATGAATCAAAGATATCATCACGCTTTAATTCTTCCCATCTATTCTTAAATGAATTTAATTGCTTAACAAGCTCTGGACTTGATTGTGATAGCTGAACTCTTAACTCTCGTCTAGAAGGAGATATTTCTTTTATACAAGCTTTTTGCCCTTCATATGAACCTAAAAGATTGTCAAAT